CCTGTAAAGCTAACATATCACCAAGAGTATTTCTAATGCCTGTCATCGTAACAAGTCCATTTGATACTCCATAGGTTTGCCATATAGTCATTTGTAATTGTAGAGCTTGACCAAGAGCAGCATGTCTCTCACCCTCTTGACCTGTTCCGACACCTACATTTACTGTCATATCCATGTCTATGTTCCATACTCTAGGGTCAATAGGTTGAAATTCTCCATGTAGACGCATCATCGTCTCTTCACTACTATTTTCTCCTAATAGGTTTAGCATTAGCTTAAATAGACGCTTCATACCTCCCTCGGCAATATTTCGAGCCATAACCTCAATCTGTGCTGAACCTTGTTGTGCTTGTAGACGAGCCGCAGTAGCTGAGGTATTTTGTAATGCATCAGGGTCTAACCCCATAGAAGCTCGGCTTACACCAGATTTAGCTTCAACAGCATCGTCCATGTATTGCATCGCAGTTAATACCTGACCTGCGACAAAAGGAGTTGCAATATCTACAAGCGCTTGTGGTGACTTCAATCTTACGAGTCCACCTATCTCATTGTTCATTAAATCGTCTACATTGACCTGTCCTTGTACATAACCCTGTCTAGGTGAGTTAGTTAACGCTACGTTGTCCATCATTCCTCTTAACATTGCTGTTGAAGAGTCTTGGTCATTCATAAGTAGGTCTGCAACACTACGTCCAAAGAATGTATGTGGTTCAGGGTCAACTTCAAAGACTGCAAAAGGCACTTCACCATAAGGCTCACACTCCATAAGCTTGTCCTCACCACCAGCCAGTAACAATCTATACATGGTAGCAACTCCAGTACCTTCTTTATCTATCTTCATATAGGCTTCAGTAACAGTAACTTTTTTCATACTAGGGTCTGAACTTGTATCCTCTTCATCTTGTTCGTAACCTTTACGTTCAAAATCTTCTGAGTCTGAATAAGAATCATCTGAGCTAAGACCTGATAATTCTGATACTTCCTCAAAATCATAACCCATAGAGACTAAATCACTAACTCTCATTTCTGTTCTGTGTGCAACTATGAATGCATCCTCAACACTTTTAGCATTTCTATCTACAATAAATTCTTCAGGAGGTACACCCTCAATCTTTAGTGCGCCTGTTTTCTTTTGGTGGCTGACCTTTAACGAATGTTGTGGAATTTCCATTTCAAAACCAGTTTCGTCAGTTTCTATCTCCATTTCAGTTGAATGCTCAATAACTGTTACGTCTTCTTCATTGACAATAGCCATCATCTCTTCTTCAGTAACATTACTGTACGAATGAATAGTAGCCTCAGTATTATCTTCCCACCATATCTTTAAGACACCTGTTTTTTTAACTAAGGCATCGTGAATAGCATCATTTAAAAGCTTATATCCATTTAGTTGTTGAAACTTCCAATGAGCATATTTGGTTGCTTGTTCAGCTCCTTGTACATCATCTTGACTTGTAGGTACAAACTCCACAGGGTTCTCTGAGGATAGGAAAACACGCATAAGACTAGGCTTAATCGCTCTAATCGTGTCTCTGACCTTGGTAGCTACTATTTTTGAACGTCCATCCTCTTGTCCTATGTCTGTCTCACCTTCAAAGTAGCGTTGAGACTTAATTCTGTCATCAGCTATCTCGCTCTCAACAAAAGAAATGGCTGATTGTAAGGCATCCTTTGCTATTGATTGGACTTCGTCCTCTGTCATTGATTTAAGCTTCATTCATTCTCTCCAAATCCTGTTGAAATAGCTACTGTAGGCTTCATTCCTATTCTAGTTGCAAACCATGCAGTTAATTCTTCTAACTGTCTTTGGTTCATCGCCTTGTTTTTAAATGCAGTATAGAGTATTTTAAAGTTTTCTCGTGCTACAGTACCTTTAGTTTCTGTTAATACTACAGCCAATTCTTTCATTATTGTAGCTCTCTCTTTAGCTTCAATTGATGTAACTTTTACTATCTTGTCTATGAATTTACGAGCAGCTATAGCAGGTTTGACTTTTATCAAATGTTTGACTACTCCACCTTCAACCTGTTCTCTTACTTGGTCTTCTAATACCCCTCTGACATGCGTTTTAGAGTTCAAATTAACAGCGTTTTGCAAAGATAGTGCAGCTTCAGATTTATTTAATTCTTTTACGACTGCATTGTATTCTTTCTTATTAGGTATTAAAAGTCTTAATTTTTTTCGTGCATTTTTGCTTGAAAAATCACCCAACAATTTTTTCATTGCCTGTATGTCAGCTCCAATATTAGCTGTTGCCCTTACGTTACCCAGTATTCTATCTAAACTTGCACGAAATCCAATAGAAACCATCTTTCTTTCTACTTCACCAATATTTTTATCATTTAACAATCTAGTTAATTGAGCAACACTCATATTGCTTTGCATTGAAGCTTCCCCAATATCTATAGCATTCTCTCTTGTAATCTTGTCTTGACCTAATTTAACAGCTTTTCTATAATCTTTACTTATGGCTTTGAGTGCTTGATTTAATTCATAACGTAACTTTTTAGCTTGTTTAGATAGTCCTGATTCAACAAATTTAAGTCCTTGACCAGCTACTGGTACAGCAGCGTCACCATAGGCTATCTCACTTAAAGCTCTTTTAATGGTATCTAATTGCATCATGTTTGGGTTTGATACCATTTCAAATAAACCATCTTTTCCAACAATTAAACCTGTTTGACCCAACTCTTTGCCTTCCATTATTAGAATGTCGTTAGCTTCTTTTAAGGCTCGTTGTTTTAAATCAGGTGGCATTCTACTTAAAACGTCTAGAATTGCTTTACCTTCATCAGAGCTGTAATTTATTTTTGTTGAGTATGCAGCTTTATATGCCTTATCTCTAGCAGGTGCGGAAGCCTTTGCTAAGTCTTTTGCTACTTGTCGAGCATCTACTTTAATTCCTTCTTTTGCAGTAGTACCCGGCATAAGAGGCAAATCAGCTATATTTTTATCTAAGCTTCTCTCTAATGTAGCTGCAGCATGTTCTGAACGTTTTAATATGTTTCCAGTTACAATCTCTGCAGCTTCGTTTCCTGAAGCAGCTAATAAATCTGTTAAAGACTTCGTAGCCTCTGTTGCATCAGCAACCATTGTTTGATTACCACCTTTTCTTAGGCTTTTCATAACATCTACTAGGTCGTGACCACTTTGCATAATGGTAGTTTGCAACAATTTTGCAGCACCTTTAGATATTTCAAAAGTTTCGGCAATCACATTTACAGGTGTCTTTAATATTCCATTTCTTATTCTATGCCAACCATAAGCAAGAAATTTTGGTGCTACTGGTATAATTCCACCAAAAGCTGCACCAAATATACCTTGGTCAATTCCTCTTTGTATTGCCACTTCACCTCTACGACCCTCTTCACTCGATAACCAACCACTTACAAACCCTTCTGCAGCTTGAAATGTTCCACTTATTGCTGAACTAGCAGCAACTGCTGTTATTATTGGTAGTGATGCCAACCACGTATACATTGTAGCTGGTAATAAGAACATAGCTGGTAATGTACTTAAAACAGCACCACCCATCTTCCATGCCATGTATTCTTTAGGTCTTTCTGCTTTAAATGCAGCTATCCTATTGTTTATATTATCTCTAGCTTTGTCTCCATCTAATCCAAAAGTATCACCAACCTCTCGTACAGCTTCGTCTATACCTTCACCAACAAACAAAGCACCTGATGCCATTACATTCATTCGTGCCAAGTTTTCGTTTTGGTCAATAATCTCATCATTCCATCTTGACGTGCTTAACTGTGCAGGAGACTGTCCATCACCTCCACCAAGCATTTGCATAGCAGCTTCCACCATCTGAGGGTCAGTTGTACTGATACCAGCGTTTTCGTCTACAAAGTTTAACTTTCCATTAGGTAATCGTACAACATATTGCCCTTTATCATTTTGTGCTACGATTTCAGGATTAAAATCTTGTTGAGTAGCTACTTGGTCTACCTGTGCTACTTGGTTATTTGGTTGAATTACATTTTGGAATGTATCATTCGTTACTTGTGTCTCTCCTGAATCAGATAGTTGAGTTAGCTCATCAAGCTGTGTGTTAATATTGGCAGTTGAAATATCTGCTACTGGTTTAGGTTTGTAATTAGGATGCTCATGTTTCATTGCAGCCACCATTGCTTCAATATCTGACCTAATTTCTATAGCATCTTGCTCTCTACCCTCTTCGAGAGCAAGAGTCAGCATAGCATCAGCGTTGACGATTCCTGTTTGATATTGTTCTAATGTAGTTGCCATTAATAATATTTGTCAACTATTGCATTAACATTTTCTTTTTCTATTTTTGCTCTTACTGGCATTACTAGAGGCTGAATCTTATATTTGTGTGTCTGTTCATAAAGCTTAAAGTAAGTTGAGTGCGTGTTTTCAAATGTTGCTTCGAGACCTTCAGCCGGTGTAGTTCTTTCATTTACTCGTTGATTAAATACTTCAAGTGCTTCGGTCATTATACGAAGTCTGTTTGCTGTCATTACCTTGAGAGCCTCTATTTGCATAGACACATCACCAACAAAAGACATTTGTAAGAATTTTCTTTCTTCAGGTGTATCCATACCTCTAGCACCAATACCTAAAGCTCCTATTAATGGGAATACATCTGAGCCTTGTGCTGATTGCAAGAGCTGTATAGCAGTAGCTTGTGTACCATCAGATAATCCTAATGATGACATTACTCGTGAAGCCATTGTATACATAGGCTCAAACACACCAGTTCTAATCTTGCCTTCATCCCCCATATCTAAAATATCT